TGTAGAGAACATTTAGACTTAAGTGAACTTCCGAAGTGTAGGCAGGTCGCAGTGGTAGAGAGGGGATTTAAGTGTAGAGTGGCTACTCCGCTTGAAGCGCCGTTTAGGTACCTTCTCGGGGTCATCAACTCTGGACTCTTACAGAGCCTAGAGAGGATGCCCCAAGTAGTTAGTGCTCTCCACGGCCGGCCGGCTGAAAAGCTCGACTGGTCGTTGGGAGTTAGGGGAAATCTTGTGTTCTCAGCTGATTTGAAATCAGCCACTGACTACTTTCCACAAGACTTGATGGCTGCAGGCGTTCAAGGCCTTACGGAAACATGGCCGCCGTTTTGGAAGACCATGTTTCTACGGGGTGTCGGACCACATGAGATGACCTCACATTGTGGGAGTCAGACTCAGGTCACTAGGAGGGGGATCTTGATGGGTTCTCCTGTTAGCTGGCCATTGCTTTCCATGTACTCGGCGTGGTTACATCACCGTAGCACGTCTGGAGGCTGGTTTGCTGTCTGTGGAGATGACTATATTGGGTGCCACACATACGCTACTTACAGGTTATACTGTAAAAACCGCACTTTGACGGGCGCAGTTGGCAGTCCTGGAAAGGACCTGTTATGCCGTGGATCCGTCGGCGTTTTTGCAGAGGAGCTTGTCACGGTTGGTCGGTGCCGATGGGTTCCGACCGTATCGATTCGGGCCGTCTTGGCCGACTCGAAAGCCGGCCAACCAGCTTGGTCCCAGGGGCCAGAAGTGGCGGAGTCCCTTAGCGTCTTAGGTTTAAGCGCTGTTCAGGAAGGGAATGTGTGTAGGGCTTTGCATAAAAGCTCTTATGCAGTTTTGAGGGGGGTGGGTGTGGATCCTGTCGGGCCACGTTGGTTGGGTTGCGGGGGTTTTCCCGGCATACCAACCCTTAACACACTATTGAGGGGGAGACGTTTGATATCTCAAAGGTCTGATTTTGTTATCCAATGGTTAACTAAATTAGAATCTGCATGGAGTCAACTCTCATCATCGCCCCTTTTAAATGAGGCCGTATGTGAAGACTTGAAGGATCATGCCGACACTCTTTTATATGTTAAACCTTCGGAAGTGGGGGGTAATTGGGGACCTCTCCGTGATGTGGTGTCATTGCGGTTAGCGAACCTTGCCTTTTCTTACTCACTGGCAGGCGCTGCAAAGCACTTGTCGAGACCCAGTCTCACGAAGGTTTCGAGGGTTATTAAGGAGTTCTGTCAGTGCATCACTGACAAGGGTAGGTGGTTGCCCGAAGACTCAAAAGTTGACTCTCCGGAAGGGATTGCCGCACAGGTTCAGGCTATGGAGCCTTGTTGCCGCGCGATTTCTCTCCGAACATATGCCTTAAGGTTTAAGTTCGTATCACATCATTATGATGCAAGGCCGATAAGAAAAAGGCCAGCTAGTGGTGTTGGGTCTCCGTTATGGGGGGCTCGTAAGCGAGCGAAATTAAACCAGGTTAGTAGTCCAGCCCGTGGAGTTAAGAGGAAGAGACTGTGACGCACCCGAATGACG